CGTGGTCAGGTTGAAGAGGGGCTTGCACGTATTGAACGTGCTGCAATGCAAGAGATTGAGGGTAAGTCAATCCGTGTCCCTACCTTTGAGGCACTTAAGCTGCTTATCGTTACTGGTAATGCGCTAGTCTATATGCCAAAGGAAGGTGGGATGAAAGTATTCCGTCCTGATCGTTACGTTGTAAAGCGTGACGCTATGGGCAATGTACTTGAGATTATTACCAAGGAGTCTATGGCTCCTGTTGCTTTACCTGAAGAGGTAAAAGCACAAATACCACCATCAGATACACCAGCTAAAAGCTATGATCTTTATACCCGACTTACTCGCACACCTAAGGGCTTTGAGGTTATCCAAGAAGTTGCAGGAATTTTGCTTGAGACTACTAAGGGTATGTTTAAGCCAGATCAGAACCCATTCATCCCACTACGGTTCATCCGTATTGATGGTGAGGACTATGGGCGTGGCTTTATTGAGGAGTATATTGGTGACTTGCGGAGCCTTGAGGCTCTGACTAAGGCTATCGTACAGGGTAGCGCAGCATCTGCTAAGGTACTGTTTCTCGTCCGTCCTAATGGTAGTACTAAAACTAAAGACCTGTCTGCTGCACCTAATGGTGCGTTCCTACAGGGTGATAGTAATGATGTATCTACCCTACAGGTACAGAAGGGCGGCGATTTCCGTGTAGCTCTTGAGACTATGCAGATGATTAACGATAGACTTGGTGCTGCCTTTCTGCTTAACTCCTCTGTACAACGATCAGCAGAGCGTGTGACAGCAGAAGAAGTACGCTTTATGGCTCAGGAACTAGAGACAGCCCTTGGTGGTGTGTACTCTATTCTATCACAGGAGTTTCAGCTACCTCTTATCAACCTACTGCTTGAGTCATTAACTAAGCAGGGTAAGATGCCACGTATGCCTAAGGATAGTGTCAAGCCTACTGTTGTTACAGGTATTGAGGTACTAGGCCGTGGACAAGACTTGAATAAACTAGCATCTTTCTTACAATATCTTCAACCGCTGGGGCCAGAAGTTATTCAGAGTGAGATGAACTTGGGTGATTACATTGATCGCCTAGCAGCGTCACTTGGTATTGATACCTCAGGACTTATTAAGTCACCTGAGCAGAAACAACAAGAACAAATGATGCAACAACAAGCGCAACAGGAACAGATGGAAGCCCAAGCAGCTATGCAGATGGCACAGAGTGCTGCTCCGCAACTAGCTAAAGGGGCTGTAGAAGGTTAGGAAAAATATATGGCAGACAGTATTAACACTTATCAAGAAGAACCTGCTGAGTCACAAGAGCATGTAGATGCTATGCTGGCGAAAGTAGAAGGTAGTCAACAAGACCCTGAACGTCCTGAGTGGCTACCTGAAAAGTTTAATTCAGTTGAGGATATGGCTAAGGCATACTCTGCATTAGAGAGTAAGCTAGGCCAGCCTCAACAGGATCAAGAATCAGAAGTAACAGAAGAACAGGTAGCAGAAGCTACTCCTTCTGACATTGCTGATGCACTAGATGCAAACGGCCTAGACTTTGATGCGTTCCAGCAGGAATACGAAGAGCTAGGTGGACTAACTGAAGATGCTTATGCGGCACTAGCTGAGGCTGGTTTCTCAAAGGCAGTAGTAGATTCATGGATTGATGGACAGAACGCTTTGTCTGAACAAGTCCAGTCTAGTATGTACAACCTAGTAGGTGGTGCAGAACAGTATCAAGGACTCGTACAGTGGGCAGCAGATAATCTACCCGCTGACGAGATTGATGCGTTTAACTCAACAATGGGATCGCGCGACACGAACATGATTAAGTTGGCGATCCAAGGTCTTAATGCTCGTTATCGTTCTGAGGCAGAGCCTAGTCTCCTTAGGGGACAGACAGGTTCTGTGTCCTCTGGCGGGAAGTTTGATAGCAATGCAGAATTAACTGCTGCTATGCGTGACCCCAGATACGGCAAAGACCCCGCTTACAGACAGCAGGTTGCTGATAAGTTAGCCAAGTCTAGTCTGTTCTAACATTGTTGCATGGGGTTGGGGGAATTGTATAAGAGTTCCCCCTTCCTTCTAAATACACGAATACACCACCGAAGTTACGTCATACGTGCAGAAGATTCGCTACCTTAGGACGTTATATACGGCTGC